TGATCTTCAGTGAAAGCGCGCTGCGTACCATCGGTACGAGCAGCGATACCAGCCGTGTCAGCGCCACCAGAACCGAAGTCGGTGTTGGTTTTGATGAAAGCCGGCAGACCAGCAGTACGGCGAGCCGTAGTGGTGTTACCTGCTACTGGCGACTGGTTGGCGAGCAGTGCGCTCTCCATGTCACGCTTCAGTTCAGAACCCAGCTTTGCAAGCTGATATGTCAGTTCGCTACGACGACCTGCTTTGTCGAGAGCTTCGAGCGTACCCGAAATAACGACGTTCTTCGTGCTGATCTGTGTGTAGTTACCGATCCGCGAGGTCGGGCTAACAGCAGTGAACGAAGAAATGTCGTCGCCTTCAAGAGCAGCGTTCGAAGCCGAAGCAGCAGCAAGGCTGTCAGTCTGCCATTCGAAGTAGGTGTTCTTGACGTTCTCGCGACCGATGTTCGAGATGAACGGAGTTTCTTCTGGCGAAATGTTGTAGATGACATTCGACAGGTCTTCACGAATACCAACAGCCGAATAACGGGTGAAGGTGTTTGCTACAATAGCCATAACTAAAAGTCCCTAAATGAGTTTATCCAAGAGTTTGGCGGCGTCAGCGACGCGACCAGTTTGTGCGAGACGCTTGGACGCTCTCTTAATATCAACGGAACCGGACTTTGCAGAAGAGTTGCTGGAACCTGGGCGGACAACACGAGCTTTTTTCTTGGCCGGTTGTTTCGCTTTTTCCACGTTCTTAACACCCTTATCATACAGCATGGCTTTACGGATAAGAGCAATATGAGCGGCCTGTGTGAGAGAATTAACATCCTGCTCAGTTAGTCCGTTCGATGTCGCCCATTCCCGCAGTTCTTGGGCTTCCCGCATCATCGTCTCTTGATCTTTCCATTCAGGAATGACTTCAGGGAGTCTGGCACGTTCGGCTTGAACAACCGCTTGCATCTGCTGTGTACGCTGCTTGGTTTCTTCCTCGGTGAGACGCCACTGCTCGGCCTGAATAGCGGCCAGCCTTTGCGTTTGTTCATCCTTGGTTTTACGCCAATGCCGTTCCAATCTAGCAGCCTCAATGGGGTCTTCATCATAAAGAGTATCCCAGTCAGGCTCTGCCGCGTTCTGCTGCTGAATCTGCTGTTGCAGGATCGGCAGTAGTTGCGCGTATTGAGTGCGTTCCGCACGAATGGCTTCCACTTCAGCTTCAAGCGACTTGCGCTGCTCGGCCAGAGCGGTAGCTTTCCGCGTATAATCTGCGGTTCGAGAATAGCCGTTCCGAAGTTCGGCAAGGGTGACTTCCATCTCTTCCCCATCAACTTTAACCTTGAGGGTAAGGTCTTCTGAAAGTTCCTGCGTAGCTTCTTCTTCAACTTCCTCGTCGTCAGATTCAGAATCTTCAACATCGTCAGCCTCGTCGTACTCAGTTTCTTCTTCGTACTCTTCGACTTCTTCAGTCTCAGATTCCTGATCAAGCTCCTGCTCTTCAGCTTCTTCTTGATCTAGCGCCTCAGCTTCTTCTTGGTTGTCCTGTTCGGGGCCAAGCAAATTGCTGATGGCAAGAGTTGCTTCGTGAAGGCCGATCCCGCCTTGGGGGTTGCCGTCTTCAATCGCCATATATCACCTTTTCATAGTGTAGTTCAACTCCTCGACGCAATAGTTCCATCATCGAGGATTGCCCGGAGTCGGGCTTCCAAACGCTCAAGGCATTTGAGCGTGAGAAATAGATCAGTTCGTTTATCGTAGTCATTGACTTCGGACGAACGCCATTCCTTGAATATATCCTCCTCAACAGTGCTGAACGCATCGAGCAGCACTTCGTCCTCCAAAAGACGCTTGGCGTGATTAGCTTTTGCTATAATTTCTTCTTTGGTCATATGAGTGTTGTGTCTACTGGAGTGTTAGGTCCAAGTACACCCGTCGCTGGGGCAGTAGGGGTAATCGGCGCGGAGCCGCCAAAGAAGTTAAACTCTGGTCCAAATCCATAGGTTTCATAGTCGCCGGTATATGGCTGGAACTCGCCACGAGTAAACGTCGGCATAGGCCCAAGTTGCGAAACATACGGCGCGGTAGCCCCACCGCCGCCGCCGCCGCCAAGACCCAATACCCCGCCCAAAGCGTCGAGGCCGATAGAGCCGAGGCTGTAGTATTTAATGATTTCGTCGAGCAGGCTGATGCCTGTCCCCATAGTGGTCGTGCCATCTGTCGGCGTTTGGCCGCTTTGAAGTATACCGCCAGTAGGAAGCGCACCTGCCGCCACTGATCCCACAGTTGCTGCGCCAATAAGTTCTTCGGCGCCAGGCATAGGTTCTAGGAGCGGCCCTTCTACAATAATAGGCTTGCCTTCCGTCGTCGGGACGCCTGCTCCAGCCGCAGCGCCTGCAAGCCCCGCCATAAATTCTGGCGAGGAGGCTTCGTCAACAGTAGGCCGCGTTTCCTCCACAATAATAGGCTCGCCTTCCGTCGTCGGTATACCGTCTGATCCCAGCGCATTAGCTACGCCTGACGCAAAAGGTTCAACAGCTTTTGCAAAAGTAGACGAAGGTCGCGTTCCCGGCACAATAATTTGATTTTCAGTTGGCGCGACTTCTGGGACACCAGTCTGTGTCCCCGCAAGGTCTGGTAAAACAGAAGAAACTACCGATCCCGCGCCAGATTCGATAAGCGGGGCAAGGCTGCGCTCTACAAGAATGTTACCTGCTTGTTCAGCGGCTTTTTGCGCTATAGCACTTTCGGCTGCGCTCTGGCCTACGCCCAGCGCGCTTGAAATGTCTTTCCCCAAGCCAGTTCCCTGCATAAGTCCCGCTGTCCCAGCGGTAAGGCCAGCGCGCAACAATGTGTCTTCAAGAGAACGGCCTTGCACGGTGCTAGACGCCGCAGAGCCTAATGTGGCACCGAGTACGGGGCCGACACCGGGAATCATCGCCCCAGCAACAGGGAGCGCGATGTCGGTAACATTCGCACCTGCTGCACTAAGCGCCCCGCCTGCCGCGCCGCCCGCAAGCGCCGCTGGAACCGCAGCCAAGCCTAGCCCACCAGTCGCCGCGCCCAACAAGCCTACGCCCGCGCCAAGAGCTATGTCGCCAAGAATGTTGCCAAGAGCGTCGCTCTTGGGCTTGTCCCGCGCCATAGTAGACCAACTCTCGCTACCGGACTTGCGCATCTCTACGCGCCAATCGGCATTTGTGCCACCTGTAGCAGATAGGTTCTGCGCCATAGAGTAAACGTCTTGCAGACCTTGCGCGCCTACGCCTTCAGCTACGTACTGGCCAGTGCGAGCGTCGTACAAACGGTAGCCTGCGTTCTCATCGAGAGGCACGAACGCGCTTGGGTTGCCTTTCACGTCCGCAGGGTTGGCTGCGTTAGTTGAGAAGAAATAGCCTAGCTGGTCGTCAAGAGACATCCAGTCGAGGGCGGCGTTTTCAGAAGGATTGCGGAATGCGCTGAGGGGTGTTGACGCGGTGGGCGGCGTATACGACGGAAGGACACGCATGTCGCCAGCTAGTGCAGCAATGTTTTCAGGACTTAAACCGGCGCTGACTGCTTTATTGCGCAGATTTGGATCAAGTGTGCTGACCATACCGCCGGACGTGTCAGGTATAAAGCCAGTGTCTTGCGGCACCTGAACAACATTACCTTTTTCATCCAAGACATACTTGTTGGCGCCTCTGACAAACATATCCGCAACCGGATCGTAGACTGGCGTAGGGGTCGGAGTTGGTGTAGGCGTTGGGACTGATGCAGGCACTTTCTGCTCCGGCGCAACTTGCACCACTCGCGTATTCGTAATAGGCGGCGCGGAAGGCATCGTAATTTGCGCAGGCCCGCCTTGATACTCAGCGCGAGGCAGCAGGGACGCTATCGTGTCTGGAGTAACGAGCGGATCATACATGGTAGGAAGTAGCGCCATTACATCATCCCTTCTGGTGGCATCGGGCCTTCCGGCATCGGCATCGGCGCAGGCTCTGGGGCAGGCATGGGCATCGGCGCAGGAGCCGGAGCAGGCTGCATGGCCTGCTTCATAAACTCGCGGTCACGCTGCATCATGGCTTGAATGCTGGCGGTATTAACTTGAGTGTTATACTTTGCCTCGATTTCCGCTGCTCTTAACATTACGTCTGCATCGATCTTGTCGCGCTCACGATCATCCTTACGAAGCATCTCTTCGCGTTCAAGTTCAAGTTCGGCGGCTTTCTTCTGGATGTCGGCCTGAATAGATTGCGCCTGCACTTGCGCCAAGATTTCTTCAGGCGAAGGTGGCGGTGGCGGGGGAGGTGGCGGTGGTGGCTGAGTGGCAGGGTCTTTAAAGAACATATTGGGGTCTTTGAACCCAGCCAAGGCCAACATCTGCGCCAGGGTATTACGATACTGCCCCAGATCAACGAGCGGGTTGTTCTGCACACCGCCTTGCTGGATCAGCATTTCCTGCTTCTGGGCGATTTGTGCGAGGAACGCCAGTTTCTCTTCGTTAGTTCCAGTGCCAAGCGCAACATTGACGAGAACATCCATATTCGCATCCCACACACGCGGGTCAATCGGCACAAACTGATTGCGCAGACGAACCATACGCGGCGCGTCTTGATACGTCGTCACAAGATACAGCGCCTTCTTAAACAGGCTCTTCATACCCGTCTCTGCAAAAATACGGCAGATGAGTTCAATATGCTGCTGTGCTGCGGTGACTGTCGCCGCGACCGCAGCGCGGGTAGACGACTGAAGCGCGTTTGCATCAAGACCCGCAGCGGCCTTGCTGATACCTGTGCGGTTCTCACGCAGTTCATCCATATACTGCAACATCGGGAACGCTGCTTGGCCGACAAAGGGCTGGGAGAACGGCTGCACCATGCCCGGTGCGCGCATACGAATGATACCACCTACTTCGGTGTTCATTACGTCTTCGAGGTTGACTTGACCTTCGACAACAGCAGTACGCGGGTGGATAGACTGCGCCAGGCTGTCGAGCATATTACGCAGGATATTCGACTTGATAAGCTGGATGTCCATAACGACATCCGCAATCGACATACCAAAGAAGGTATGTGGCTCTGGATCAGGACAAAAGTCTACAAACGGGATGTGATCGCACGGTTCGTTGTGCAAAATCCGGTAGGCGCTGCCCCCGACACAGACACGGCGCAGTTCGGCGATACCGTCGCCGTCCATATCTACATAGAGGTACGCTTCAATATATTCGATCTTACGGCTTGCGAGGTCTGTTCGGCCCGCGCCAAGTATCGTTGCGTCCGGATTCCGGTCGAAGGCTTCTTCGTTCCCATTAAAGTCTTCGGTTGTTTCGTAGCCAAGGTCTTCAATCTCGTCGAGGTCGTAGCCCATCTTAACAAGATCGGAGACAGTTACATACCGGCGGTGGCCGACAAATTCGGCTTCTTCCAGAGATTTCGCTTGGCGGTCGATCAGAAACTCTTCAGGCGGAACAGACGCTACAGCAACGCGGCCCTTAGTTGTTGTGCGGACAACGGTGCAAGAGTACGTCGCAGGCGTCTGCGACATCATCATCATACCATCGGGGCCGACAGTTTCTGTTTCCGAGGTTTCAATTTCAACGTCACGAAGTTCTACGTCAGGGTCGGATACCAGAACAGTGAAGGATTGTTCGTCTAGTCCAGTATAGTCGATAGTCTCGACATTCTTCTCTTCGTCCCACCAAATTTTCATGATACCGTTCTTACGGATCAGCGCATCTTTGAAAGACGAGTAACAGACGTTGAAAAAGTTATTATCGCGGGTCAGACAGTAGTTGACGTATTCCGTCGCCTGCTCGGCGCTCTGCACATCTTCCGGCCCGTTCGGCGCGTACTCGACAACATTGTTGGCGGAAAAGAACACGCGCATGATTGACGGCATGATAGCCTGGACGGTGTCGCGCACGTCCATTGATACGACTTGGCTGCGACCTTCTTCTTCGTTTCCGAACGGCTCGCCTTTGTAATATTCGCCGGCTGTCGCTCGCTGGGGGCTGATAACATCATCAACATAATCGACGGCGTCATCTATCTCGGCTGAGACAATACCGTGTAAGTCGTCTTCAGTGACGCCCTGAAACTCCTCTTCTTCCATGTCCTCCGGCATCTCGCCGTTAGCGGCCATGTCAATTTCCTCGTCGGAGGGTTTACTGTTGTCGCGGTATTTCGCCATCTAGTTTGTCCTATTTACGCTCGGCGGAACGCTTTTTGTCCAAATACAGAATTGCCTCTTGTAACACAACTGCGCGATCTTTTGCATAGCCTAGCATGAGATTACAGAGATGGCATAAAATTCCGCGTACAATGTTAGTGTCGTGGCAGTGATCTACGACGCTTTGACGGCCATGTTTGTCAGTTTCAACATCTAGCTCACATGAACAAATAGCACACTGGCCGTTCTGACTTTCAAGCAAATCTACAAGTTCGGCGTAGTTAAGTTTATATCTGCGGTTAAGATTATGACATCTGTTGCAGAACGTGCGTCTGCTAGAATATTCCTTTATTGGCCGCTCGTGATTACAGCGACTGCAAGTTTTCGTCTCTGTCATTCACGGACCCCCTCCGTCAACTTTCAGAGACACGACAATACACTTTGTTTTGTCTAAATAAAAGGGGGCCGGTGATTGCGCGCACCGACCCCCTAAAGCAACGAATAAGGGAAGGAGAGGAGGAAAACCCTATTCGCGCCGCTCTACCCTAAGCAGAGGAGCTATGTCTAATATAGTCTAATATAGTCTAATTACACAAGCCCCCTAATGTTTCTGCGCAGCGGGCCTTTGTTTGCGGCGGACAGTGAGTATCCATGCAACGCCGTAGATACATCTGTGGCTAGACAAAGACATAACGCATCAGCTTTGTCGGGACTGCCAAGGCCGCGCTTCTTCATACTTTCTTTACTCTCGACTTGCATCTTGCCGGCGGAGGTAAAGCTATATCTTGGCGCAGCTAATTCGGCGAACAAGACTTCATCTTTAGGTATCTTCACATCACGATTTGCCAGCCAGGCTTTGGCCTTAAACCAAAGCTCGGCCCGTAAATTGGCGTATGTGCCTTTCATCGCCGGGCTTTCCGCCACGTTGATACCTCTGGCTGGCAAGCCCAATTCACGCAGACGGTCAAGAACACCCGCACCTAGCCCGATACTATCGACTAATATCTCGACTGGCTGCTTGCTGGGCGGCAGTGCCTCGTATTCGGCCACGACAGCCCCCGTCAACTGCATCAAGTCCAGCCCTTTCCAGGTCTGTATCTCTTCGACGACGGAACCTCGGCGCTTGGCTAGGGCGCTGGCGTCACTACCCATACGCGCAACGTCCAGACCCCACACGCCAGCAGCGTTCTCGTTCACGCCCATGTCGCGGTTCATAGCTCCATCAATCAGTTCAACGGGGATCACGGTGTCTTCTTCGCGTGGCGGGAAGTTACCTAGAACGCGCACATGATAGGCGGGACTATCTTCGCCATATCGTAGTTGCATCTCCTTGACGAAGTCTTCGGACACACGCGGGCTGTCGAGACACGACACATGAAAAGTCTTCCACTCGCCTTTGAGGCGATTGTGCGTGTCGTAAAACATACCTGTGTTTCTGGTCGGGTTACCTAGAAGCAAGGTCGTGGCGCTATGGCCAGACATCGAACCCGACGCAGCCTCGAACACGCTCTCTGGAACACCAGACGCCTCATCGGCCACCAGCAAAACATGGTCCGAGTGAATACCCTGCAACGCTTCGGGAGTCTCCGCCCTCGAGGTACGCGCAGAAATAAAGGCTTCAGTCGGCGATGCTTTGAGTTCGATACGGTCACTTTTAACTTCAACCAACGTCTTCAGAACATCTGGCAACTCATTGACCCACCGCTTGAGTTCGGCGAACATGGCGTCGAACAACTGGCTGGATGTCGGCGCGGTGACGACCACCTTCACCGGATAGCGCGTCAAAAAGTAATGTAACATCGCCCAGGATGCCGCAGTAGACTTGCCTACGCCGTGGCCGGATCGCACCGAGATACGGCGGTGGCCTTTGCTGATCGCTTCAAGAAACTTGACTTGCCACGGGTCTGGGCGGACGCGCAGAACATCGCGCACGAAACCAGCCGGATCGTCTTTATACTTCTTCAAAAACTGCAAAAAGAAGTTTGGCTGCTGCTGGCTGCTCTGGGACATTAAGTCCGCAGCTTCCTTTGCAGCTTTGGCGGCTCTGGACGGGTTTGTCGTTTTAGGCTTCGTAGCCTTCTTCTTTGTCTTAGGGCTGGTGGACGAAGTCATAATGCTCTCCTGTAATGATCTTGCGAACGGTGACATGGCTGATGTCGATGCCATGCTTCTTGGCAATGATCTTGACTATGTCGCGGTAACTGTAGCCTTTCAAGCGCGCAGCTTTCATCGTCACAATCGCATCTTGCTCTTCGGGGTTCTCGCGCAGCCGCGATCCTCGGCCCTTACCTGATAACGAATAACCAAATGGCGGCTCTCCGCCCAGAAAACCACCGGCCTCTTTCTTGGCCCTGCGGCCTGCGAGTACGCGCTCCTTGATCCTGCGGCGCTCTTCACCACTAAACACCGCCATGATTTCGAGCATGAAACGACCGTTCGGGTTGTTCTTGTCCATGACGTTGCCATAGCCGTTAATAATAAGGTTTATTCCGGCCTCCTCCCAATCACCAATGACGTTCAGTGCGTCCCTGGCGTCACGGAACATTCGGTCGAGCTTCGATACAATTACAGTGTCGCCTTCACGAAGAAACGCCAGCTTGCAGCCTTCTTCTCGGCGCAGGAGCGGGACCGCGCCCGATACGCCTTTCTCTTCATAGATGTGATCTAGTTCCAGATCGTGGGTAATCGAAATACCTTTTATCTGGCGGGCCTGATCATCCAGGCTGGTATTCTCAACTTGGTCCTCAGTGGACACACGGGTGTAGCCATAAACAGCCATATTCCATCTCCTTTGTTGGTAAGGCGGTACATAACGAGCGCCTTAACACTATTCAAGCTAAAAATTATAATTTTTTTGTGAGGGGGGCTTGGCCGGGAAGTGGCGGGGGTAGGGGGGTTTCTGCGAAAAATCGGTATCTGTCAGGTTATACGTACGTCACCCCCCGCGACCGGCAGGGTAGGGGGGCCAAAAAACGCAAAGGCTAGGGCGCCAAGCGCGCGCATACATAAAAAGATATCTTTGATATCAATATCTTGCATAGCAGACCGGGTGTAAAGGCGTTTTACCGCGCTTCCGAATCGCGGCAGAGGCGGGACCGAAAAGGGCTTGCGGCGGCGTCTCTCTCCCTCGATAGCGCAAAAAATATCTCAGCAATTTCAAAGAGATGTGAAAAAAAATGCAAGAGGAACGAAAAAAGTTATTGACTAGGTCCATCGGTCCTGTATTATTGGGGACATTGCAAAGGAAAGGGAATACAAATGCAAATGACTTACAGCGAAGCCGCCGCCTATCTCGCTACGCTAGGCGTTCCAACGTTCTACCGCCACCAATGCATTAAGCATCTGCGCGGTCGACTTTACCCCGATGACGTGGAAGCTGTGGCGGATTGGTGTTTGGATTCTATCAGCGAGGGGGTTGAATAAATGCCATTCGAAACATTCGTTATTCTGACGATCGCAATCATGGGCGCAATCGCTTGTTGGCCTGAAAAGAGGGAGAAGTGAGATGACATATGAAGTTCACGCCAATCGCAAGCCGTGGCGCTTTGCTACCGAATCCGAAGCACGCGCTGCTGCCAATGACGTTTTCGCCAAGCGTGGCGTGATCGTGGCGATCACCGCCAGCGACAAGCCCGCCACGCATTCCTACTCATTTTAAGGGCAAACGACCATGACCACGCAAACAGTCTCACAAGCTTATCTTGACGGCATCCGCGAAGGTCGCGCATGGTTGCGCGAACACGGAGCCGGTGACGCACAAGCGCACCTTGACAACCTAACCGCCACCGCGCGAACATTCGACGCGCAATCACCAGTCGGTCAAATGCTACGCGGTGAGCGCGACTTTTGGCGCAATCAAATTAAAAAGGAGATGAAATGAAGCCCTATTAGTCGAAACGCAGCGCAAGCTGCGTCTGGCAAGGATTGGCCGCCTTGTCACTGAAGAGACAGGCTAAAAGGAAAGGTAACAGACAATGGCTGACAACACTTGCAACGGCTGGACTAACTGGCAAACGTGGACGGTCAACCTTCATTGGGGCGACTATTGGGCGCAGCTAGTTGAAGACGGCGAAGATATAGACGGCGACACAATGCGCAGCGACGTGGAGGCTTTTGTAGACGAAGCACTAACCACAATGCCAGAGGGCCAGCGCCTGTTTATCGGCGACTGGATAGACTTGGGCGCGGTGAATTGGTGGGAACTATCCCGGCACTATGAACGCGAAGAGGTGGCAGCATGAAACAAGACCGGACATATTGGCGAAGCGAACCGGCTGAACGCCTAATCGAAGAGGGCAAGGCAAGCGGCGATGAATTGGCAATCGCCCTTGCCGAACGGCTCGAAGACAAGGACCGAAACTTGGAAGCGGTGCGCAATGAATTGCACCGCCACATGAGAGAGGACGATTGATGGATAAGCTCAAACTTAAAACAGACGCGCTTTGTATGGATGGCGCGCTATTGTTTCGAAAGCGGGAGGCATTGCGGCGCGAGATGGCCGATACAGAGCAGCGCCTTGCAAACTTGCGGACGCGGTACCGTGACGCGGCTGGCCTCTATGGCCTAAGTGTTGGTCACTTTGAGCAAGCTTGCAAATCGAGAGGGCTGCTATGACGCCCGAACAATTTCGCCAGATACGCCAAGACTTGGGCTGGACGCAGCGCGCAACCGCTGAAGCTCTAGGCGTGACTGATCGCTGCATAAGGCGATACGAAGCGGGAGATCGGCGCGTCAGCAAACCCGTTGCGCTGCTATTCGAAACGATAGCAGATGCTTGCGTGAGGCGGCGTGATGGATAGAGAGACGCGCGATGCGCGCTTAGTGATGGGCGTCTATCTTTTAGGCTGGCTTATCTATTTCATATCCTAACACTGACGGGCTGGCCTAATGGTCGGCCCGTCTTTATATTGTCCAGCGTTCAACAACCCAATGAGGAATGACATGGCCGGACATATCAGGCGGCGCACAATCGCCAGCAATCTAGACAAGGTCGGCGAGCATACGCTGCTCGAAAAGATCGCAAGCGGAATGACAATGGCAGGGCTTGCGCGTGAATTGAAGATCAGCAATCTCTCACTCTATCACTGGATCAAGCAAGACCCCGAACGCCAAGACCGATTCCGACAAGCAAGGGCGCTTGCGGCGGATGCATGGGCGGAAGAGTGTCTGGACATTGCAGATCAATCGGATGGCGTTTCGGCGAACGCCGATCGCTTGAAGGTCGAGACCAGGAAATGGCTTGCGGGTGTGACGAACCCCGACAAATACAAGGCCGCGCCAGCGCAAGCGGCGGTGCAAGTGAACGTCAATCAGATGCACCTTGACGCGCTCAAACAACTAAACCTCGGCCAGCCTGAACAACAGACGATTGAAGTCTCTGCACCGATCAAGCAAGTGTCCTCATCAAATCTCGATGCGGACGACTTGCCCGATCCGAACAGCGACGACCTTTGGGATTAACCTCCCCCTCCCTGTTAAAGCGTTAAGGCGTTCCCTGTTAACCCGTCCAGCGCCCTTACTTAGAGCGCCTTAACACTTAACACTTCTCGGCCAAAAGCAATAATATTACAACATTTCGGGACGGGTTTGCCGGCCTTCGGGACGGGTTTGCCGGCCTTCGGGACGGGTTTGGGGACAACTAAGTGTTTGATTTTAAACCTTCGGGACAGAAGGGAC